GGCTCCAAGCTTGTTGAGTCCTAAAACAATCATTCTGCACTCATCAAGACCTGGCTTACGGATGCTTAGCTCGTAATTGGCTACTCGCGATTGGCCCCAGCCAATAACATCAGCCAAAACCAACTGGGAAATACCGAGCTTCTTTCTTTGCTCAGCGATAGTGTTCATTGGCTTCTCCAAAAGTTAATCACAAGACAATTACACACAATTCGTGATTAATAGTCAATGACAAAACGTGTAGATACAGCAATCACGCTACGTGTTAAATTTAATGGGATGAAAACAATGCATGAGTTGATAGGGGAAAGGATCAAAGCCCTAAGAGAAAGCAAGGGATTGAGCCAGGCGCAGCTTGCCAGACTATGTGGCTGGGCAGCTCCGTCACGTTTGGGGAATTATGAATCTGGAACGAGGAAGGTCAGTTCTGACGATGCCATCCTATTAGGGTCTGCTTTAGGCATATCTCCAGCCAAGATATTGTTTGGAGAAGATGCTGATACAGTCTTTAAGCAGTATGAATACCCCCTTTTCACTTATGTCCAGGCTGGTGATTTTTCTGAGGTTGCTAGCTTTACTTCCAGAGATGCAAAGGCATGGGTTCCAACAACGAAGAAGGCCAGCGATAAAGCGTTCTGGCTTGAAGTCAAAGGTCACTCAATGACTGCGCCTCAAGGCGTTCGGCCAAGCTTCCCGGAAGGCATGCTGATTCTTATTGACCCGGCAGAACCGGTTGAGACAGGCGATTTCTGTGTGGCATCTGCTAATGCAGACTCAGAAGTGACTTTCAAGAAGTATGAGAAGGATGCAGGGGTGAGCTATCTGGTACCGCTTAATCCTTCCTACAGAATACTGGATTGCGACCATAGCTGCCGCATCATAGGCAAAGTAGTTAAGGCTCAGTGGCCCGAAGAGACGTTTGAGTGAAGATTTTGCGGCGTTTGCCAATATGATTTGGTACCAGTAACAACATTCCAACAAGCCGCTTAACCCGGCAACCGTGCCGGGTTTTTATGCATACAGCACCTGCAACTTTTTTCTAATCATGCGCATCCCAGCCAATCCCGCAGCCCGCCACTGAGCGTTTTTTTTGCTCGGAATATTAGAAACCATCCCGCCCTGATGACTAAAGTTTTCACTACCTTTGACGATGATATGACTGAGCAAATCGATGCTCAAATGCTTCTCTATTTAATTCTTTGTAATGATTAGCCCGCGTCCGGCGGGCTTTTTTTATGTCTGCAATAAAAAGCCTGCCGCTTACGCTTGTCATACATTTGTTGGCTTCTAACCTTGAGCGTGTTGTGAGACGGTTAGTGCTCCTACCACTGGCTGATGAGATGCACGGCTGGCTCGTCAGGCATCTTGTTTACAACGTTTAGAGGCCGCTTAAGAGTTTCACAATCTCCACCGCAACTTATGCCTGCTACCCGCCTCGGGTGCAGGTATTTTTTTGCTCGTGACAATGCTTACCGGCACTCCCCATGGCAATCTAAGCTTTCATCTCTAATCGGGGTTTCCTGCAAAAGGTGCTGTGCGTAACAAATTATTGAACATCTATTTCCTAAATCTCGGAATATGAGTACTCTCTCTGGCGTCAGCTAACGCTGACAGATGGTTTGCCCCATTTGAACGAATTGACGCCCGTGTAACGCGGGTTTTTTTGTGCCTAACGATCCAGCACTTTCGCAGCAGCTTCCATTGCTTTGACAAGCAACTCAGAGCGGGCCGGGTTCTTTGATGCCAGCGCCGTTCTGAGAGCATCTGCTATCACTATCTGCTTCGACTCAACCCCATAATCGTGAAGTGTGAACACCACGTCACCGACAACCCTGCACATCTCATCATAAAGCTCATCTGATTGTTTGCTCATAATACCCCCGCTATAAAGGCGTTAAGCAGCCACCTAACATCATCACAACCTGCTCAAAATATCATCGAAAAATAATTTATCACACGAAAAATCATGCACATATTGTGTTTATAAATTTACGCACACGTTTTGTGATTGACCATCAAATCACATTATGTGTATATTTAACCCATCAAGAGCGAACAGGCAGGACGCCCACAAAGTAGCCGCCCGAGGCGTAAGAAGATCGGGATGATTCGCTAAGCGTGTTGCAATGGTGTGAGGGCGGTGCTGTGAAAATGATTAAGAACATGTCGAATACAACGGTTCGGGACCTGATTACCTTTCTGCGTCTCTTCCCAGATGCTGATGTGATCTGTTGTGGTGATGCAGGTGTGGTGAGTGTGCAGTGTGATGTTGAAAAAGTGGTTCTTGGACCAGCGTTTTAAGAGTACGGAATTGCTGTGTTGGCGGTTACTCAGAATTTTTGGTTTAACCGCCTTTTTTCACAACGATAAGGGCATTTGCAAAGCGGGTGTTTTCGAACGCTTTAGAGACGTGGAGTAAGTGTCCTTTTCGTTGTGGTGAATGCGGCTAGCGCACGCGGAAGACTGACAAAAATTGCATACAGTCTAAGAGTTTCCGCTCTGAGGTTTGTCAGTCTGACCAGAGCACCGGGAGGCACCCGGCACCGCAGCAACCTTTCAAGTGTGTGGAGTAATCGGGCTGTGGGTTATTGCAGTAACCCACCAGCCAACTTAAACGAATTTCAAAAGTTTTTTATTGCCGTCACTGGCAAGGGATTCATGCAACCAAAAATCGTGTGTGGAGAGTTTCATGGAAAAGCCAAACGACCATATCACCGTAGGCATTATCACCCTGCCCTACAGCTATATCCTCAACGGCTGGGTCATGCCTGACGGTTCAGTAATCACTAATCCTATTAAGGCGCAGAACGAAGCTGAGCGCCTTAACAGCTCCATCACCTTTCACTGAGGGCGATGACATGCATCACTTCAAATCGAATAAAGAAGTTGTCGCTGCCGGCCATCAGTTCGTTAAGAACATCGGGATGGATACTCCTCTGATCGAAATGGCAAAGATGGTGACTGAGCTGTCGTCACGTCTCGACGTTGCCACCGTTCGCGCCAATCTAATGGCTTCAGAAGTGCTGCGTATCAACAGCGTGCTTCCTGACACTATTACAGCCCTGCAGGCTGCAGGCGCAGACCTGACACTGATTGATGACCTGAATGCAGCACTTGCTACGCCAGCCTGCGATCAGTGGATTCGAACACTGCGCGGTGAAGCACTCGGTGAAGCGCGCCGGGCTGTGTCAACTATGGGTAATCAACAGCTGCCCGGCATTTCACAAGCGATCAACATCATTTCCCAAATGGAAATGGATTTACTTCGCTCACGTACGGTAACGCTGAAGGTGGTGTCATGAGAAAGGTCGCCCAATTTCGCCGCAGCAATGGCCCAAATTCCGGTTTCAGTGAAAAGCTGGCCTGGCAGTTATCAAAAGGCCCGGCAACGGGTCGGGAGCTGGCGCAGAAACTCGGTATGACCCTCAGTGAGTTCAACCGTTTGGTTCTTCACATCATGCGCCGCGGTGGTGAAACCCTTCAGGTTGAGGCATCCAATCAGGTCTGTCTCGGTGGCGGATCAATTGACCGCACTTACACCCTGGTCAGAAATCCGCGCCGTGTTGCTCCCCCGCCATGTAAGCCAATGATTATCAACTACAGCAACGACCGTTCTGAAGAGGCTATTAAGCGCCATCGTGAAGCAGCTGCACGCCGTGCTCGTCTGATTGCCAGCGGGCTGTATCTGGAATGCATGGGTTAAGGAGAAGATTCAATGAGCATTAAGCCCTTAGAAGTAAAACGCGACCAATATGGCTATTGGTCTCATCCAGATTATCTGGCGTTCTGTGATGGTCGTGAATTTATCTCTACCGCTGAGTTTGATCAGTGGATGTCCGAGCATGATTTGCAGTGGAAGGTTGAGTACCGTGATGAAGACATGATCGACCCCACTGTAGATGGTTGCGATATCTCTGCCTGGCAACCTGAAAGCCCTGAAGGTGAAGGCTGGTTTGTTGGCTCCATCCATGACACTGAAGACGGTGCGGTTTGTATTTGGCTGCGTGCCGGCAAGGATGGTGCGTGATGCAAAGAACAAATAAAGGTGAAATCATCATCGGGCCAATCATGGACTTGCGCTTAAAACCAGGCATTGAGCGCACACGTAATGGAAGCATTCAACAGTTCGGTCCTCGCATCGTTAAAGGCGGAAAAGAAATTCAGGCATGTGACTTTTCTATTAAACCAAGTGAAAGAAACCACTATGCACTTGAGATTGACGGTCAATGGATGTGGGTTAATGGCTGCGGTCACTGCAATCAGAATGGCGAAAAAATGTCTTATGTGGTTTGCGATGAGCACGACCGTTGTCAGTGTTGCAAAGTTAAGCGTGGTGAAGCAACTACAACGCCTCCTCGTAGTGAGTGGGATAGAGGTGGTGCAGTATGGGGTTCGCGTGATGACAACGGTGTATGGGGGTGGATGTGCCATGCATGCTACGAAGCTAAAGAGGCTGACAAACGTTCTGAGGCGCTCGCAAGAATAGTCCCTGATGAAGATTACGACGAATGGGATTTCTATCATGCTGACTCAGCCAAATGCCCCTGGTGCAGCGCAGAGATTTGCACAGATGAAAGTTACGATGCTGATGATGAGTCTCATGAATGTGATGAGTGCGGGCATTCGTTTTCCTTAACTGCCGAGCATTCAGTTTCATGGACCACCAAGCGCGTGGAGGGAGATTGATGGAGCGGCCAATCCTCGATATGTGCTGTGGTTCCCGAATGTTCTGGCTCGACAAGAAAGACAGCCGCGCGATATTCGCAGACATTCGAAAAGAGTCACATGTGCTGTGTGATAACCGTGCTTTGCATATTAACCCCGACATCATCGCTGACTTCCGTTCTTTGCCTTTTCCTGACTGCAGCTTCGCACAGGTGGTGTTTGATCCACCCCACCTGGACCGTGCTGGAGAGAACGGCTGGATGCGAAAAAAGTATGGTGCGCTGGATAAACAGAACTGGCGCGATGACCTCCGTGCTGGTTTCAGTGAAGCATTTCGTGTTTTGCGGCCACACGGGACGCTGATTTTTAAATGGAATGAGACACAGATACCGGTAAGACAGGTAATCGCCCTAACCGAACAGAAGCCAACCATATGGCAGCGTACCGGCAAAGGCGACAAAACCCACTGGATTATCTTTTTGAAGGAGGCGCAGTGATGTCGACCAAGGCAGATTTGCAAGCCAAGGTTGATGAGCTGGAAAAGGATAACCAGTCTCTGAAAAACCTTCTGGCTCGGGCAGATCGCGAGTTGAATGACAAGCTTTATCCCGAAGAACTGCCGCCTTTGCCAGTCCCTTACCTCATCACCTGTCAGATGAAGTATTACCGGATGCCGTGGGAGCCATTCTGGTGTTATGAACATCTTCAATGGTGCGATGAACTGGATAGCAGCTTTCCATATTCAATGGCTGACAACTCATGCCCGGTTTGTAGAGGTGCTGAATAATGGCAAAGTCCCCCGCCGAGCGCAAAGCCGCGCAGCGTGCCAGACAGGCCGCTGCCGGTGGTAAAAAGCTGGAGCTGGCGCTGGATAGCCAGGAACTGGAGATGCTGGCGCATAACTGCGCTGCACGCCGCCCCGGTCGTGAACCGTATGAGCTGAATGAGTACATAGCGCTGTTAATCCGGAAGGATGCCGCTGAACTGGCGCAGCAGATTGAAGCGCTGGCACAGCAGCAATGCGTTAAGTGTGCGGATCGGTTGCCGGTGAAGTCCTGCCCTTGCCAGGGTGAAGCAGCATGCTGGGCCACCAGCGGCTGGCATGAGCTGAAATTAAGTATCAATACGCCGTGACATGTCACGGCTAAACAAACCTGATGCAGCAGGAATGTGTGGAGAAACTAAATGTCTGATATCAATAACGTAATTATTTCTGATGCCGATATCGAAAAATTAACCGGCTATAAAATCCCGTCTAAGCAATGCCAGTGCCTGAAACAGGCGGGTATATTTTTCGTCGTCCGCCGTGATGGTCGCCCGCGGACAACCTGGCAGCATTTCAATGACCCAATGTCGTCGCGCAAAGGCCCAGAAATGAATCAACCTGAACCCAACTTTGGAGCATTGGATTAATGGCTCGTGTTCGCAAAAATAGTGCTGATGCCTGGATGCCGCCGCGCGTTTATCGCGGCAAATCAGCCTATGAGTTTCATCCCAAAAATGGAGGCGCTATACGCCTCTGTGCGCTGGATGCAGCTCAGTCCTCAGTATGGTCGGCATATGAGGCGCTGATCAATGAGATACCTGATGACAAGCTGCTGGCGTCACTGGCTGAGCGTTTTTTCAAATCTGCTGATTTTTTTGAGCTTGCTCGTGAAACGCAACGGGATTACCTGAAGTATTCAAAAAATGTTTTAGCTGTCTTTGGTGCAATGCCCTCCGATGCAATTCGTCCTGAACACGTCAGAAAGTACATGGACAAACGCGGATTAAAAAGTCGAGTCCAGGCCAATCGGGAAAAAGCGTTTATGTCCCGCATGTACCGCTGGGGCTATGAGCGTGGCATGGTAAAAGGTAATCCGACTAAGGGCGTTAAAAAGTTTAAGGAGACGTCGAGAGATCGATATGTGACCGATGCAGAGTATCAGGCTCTGTATTCATGTGCGCCGGACATTGTGAAGATAGCAATGGAACTGGCCTATCTCACTTGCTCCCGACAAGGTGATGTTCTCGCAATGAAAAAGAGCCAGATCATGAATGAGGGTGTACTGATCAAGCAGAGCAAGACCAGTGTTGCTCAGATTAAGGCGTGGTCACCACGATTTGCTGCAGCAATAAAAATGGCATCTGGACTACCGCTAAAGCCAGGGATGAGCAGTATCTTCATACTCCACCAGCCTAATGGATCGGGTTACACTCGCGATGGGTTTAACAGTCGCTGGAGTGCTGCACGTGAGGCGGCAAAGCTTAAATTTCCGGAGCTTCTTTTTGATTTCACATTCCATGATTTGAAGGCCAAGGGTGTGTCTGATCTGGAGGGGGATTTGTACGAGAAGAGAGCCATAACAGGGCATAAGAACGTGGAGCAGACTGCGGCATATGACAGGAAAATAGTTGTTGTCCCTGTAGTTGGAGGGCAGGCAAAAGGGAAGTAATATTAGGAAGAGGTATTAGGAAGAGTAATTCAGACACAAAAAAACCGCCTCTTAGGGGCGGTCATACGACACTGCTTATCATTGATTTTATTGGTAATTCGATATGGTGCCCGGGGCGGGACTTGAACCCGCACAGCCTTACAGCCGAGGGATTTTAAATCCCTTGTGTCTACCGATTTCACCACCCGGGCAGGGTGTAACTGGAGGCGCGTCCCGGAGTCGAACCG